TTGATGGGGTGCCCAGCGGGGCCCCCCCCCCCATCCCTCCGGCCCCGTCGATCACATCCAGCCAGTGCCGCAGGGAATCAATCCCGTGGCGCCCCATGTGTTCCTTCAGAGACGCTGCCGCCTCCTTGTCCGCCAGGATGCCGCGCCAGCGGGCAGTAATATCCGCCGTGCAAATATAATTCTCCACCTCGGCGCTCGCCGCCTGGAACACGGCCTCGCAATCCATATTCCAGGCCAGGTGCAAATTATGCTTCCGCCTGGGAATCAGCATCCCGTACTTCGCTCCGCCAACCACGGCATTCGTCTGCTCCCCGAAGGACGCCTTCGTATCAAGCTTGTGGTCCGCCCGGAACACGGCCCGGAAATAATTCTCCACCGCAGGGAAGGGAACCCCCTCCCTCTCCTCATACACACGGGCCAGCAGTTTTCCCTGCCGGTTCATCAACTCCCGCAGTCCGTAACCGAACGCCAGCCCTTCGGCGCCCACAAACTCACGCAGGCGGGCAACCTCCGCTTCTCCAATCCCCTCATTCCGCATCGTCTCCACATACTCGGCCTGCTCGTAAAGCAAAACGGCATACATTGCCTGCGCGCGGGAAACCTTCAACGTCTCTCCCTTCCTGCCCGGGCGCACCACCTCCGCCTTCGCCGTAATATTCTTCCTCCTCCTGGCCCGTCCGTCTCCGGCCTTCACCAGTTCATCCAGCTCGGCAAGCTGCCGGCGCATCTCCGGAATAAGAGCTTCCGGCACGGACGCCTTATCGTCGGAAAGCCCCCGGTCATGATACTCCTTCCTGATCGCCTTGCGGCGTTCCTCCCTCTCCTCAAAAGACAACCCCACCCACTCGCGGGCCTCGGCAATCCTCACCGTGCGTTCCACCTTCACCAGAGGATTCAGCACCACTCCGGAATCCCCGGTCTTCTTGAAATCGGAAAGAACCCTTGCCACATCTTTGGTGCGCTGAACGCCAAAACACCGCTTGACTAAAGCCGTCACCTCCCGGTCCCGCGCGTGCTTCATATTCCTCAACGCCACATTCGCCTCGGCAATCGCAGTAACCTCGGCATGAGCCAGACCGCGCAGGGCGGGAATCTTCTTCCATCCATTCAACAGCTGGGAATAAGACTGCAAGCCGTACTTCAGGTATTTGGCCGCCTTCGTTCTCGTAGATGCCTTCGCATCCTCTTCCGCGTCACGTCCTCCCTGGGGCGTTGCCTGCCCAAGCCCTTCCACAATCTTCTCGGCCTTGAACTTCGTCCGGCGCCTCTCCTCATCCAGCCTGGCAGACCAGGCCGTCCGTCCTGTCGTGATAAACTGGGCAAGGGCACGCATGCAGGCGCGCGTCTGTTCCAGTCCCATCCCGGCCAGATGCCCGAACGTGTGCCAATCCTTCAATTCCAGCTCGGCTGCATCCCGTTCCTCGTCGGTGGACTGGTTGCTGGAAAGCACGCCCTCCAGTTCCAGCATCCGCTTCTCCTTCGCCTCCTGGTCCGCATTCATCATGGCGACAATCCCGTGCAGATGCCTGTAGTCCTCCGCGCTCAACTTGCCCTTGTTAAACTTCCCGCTGGCCTTCTTCGTCGGCTGCACGGCCTTGATGCGGGCAACCATCTCCGCCCTCATCTGGTCGACGGCATACCGGTCCGCCTGTTCCAGCGTGCGGGCCAGCAGCTTGTCAATCACGGCATCCATGCGCTCGCTGGTATTGTCCATCAGCGTCTCCTTCTTCAGCTCATCGGAAAGCCATGCCTGACCGTCCTCCAGACGGGTGGCGAGATTCTCGGCAGCCCTCATGTAAGGGTAAAGGCCAAACCTGTACCCCTCCGGCAGCGTCTTGTAAATGGAAGCCACCACGGCCATGACCCTTCCGAACGCCTCCGCGCCGTCTCCCTGCTTCACATCGTTGGCCGCGCAAACCCGGCGCCATGTCTCCAACGCTTTTGCCGTCTGGCTGCGCAGCACCTCCAAACGGTTCTTCTGCGCCTCCCGCTCCAGCGTCACCCAGATACTTTCTCTTGTAGCAAGGGAAAAACTCGCCATCGGATCCTCATAATCCGCCCACGATCCCCCGGTGGACTCATCCGCAAACGCCGTAATCTTAATATCGTGACCGTCAAAAATCACGTAATTATACGTCTGCTCGTCCCCCTCCTCCCTGCGGGATAATCCATCTGCGTACCGGATGCCTTTAATGCCTGAATCCAGCAATGCGAGGGAAGCCGCCTTCTGCCGTCCATTATTATCCGGAGCCTCTGAACGCGGCCTGTCCATAAACAGGTCATCCATCAGCTTTTTATAAATAGCCTCGCCAGTATAATCCTGATAAGTCCAGTACTTCGTCCCGTCTCTGTTCGTGGAAAGCGCTCCTGCCAGCTCTCTCACAGCCTCCACGGGGGAACTCTGCATCAGCGCGCGGAGATTCTCCGGAACCGGCCTGTCCCAATCCAGAAGAACGGAATCATCCACATTCAGCGCTACACGGTAATTGGAGGCAGACAACATTTCCGCACTCAGCTCCCCACCTGAATGAATCCAATTAAGAATCTGCTGTAAATCCTTGAGTTTTTCTTCTTCTCTCTTCAGTATGTGCGCCATATAATTCGGCACATCATCCCCGGCATCTTCCCTTCTCTTCTTCACTCGCACACTCTCCGTATTGATATACTGCCGTAACCCATCCGCTAAAACCTTGTCAGGGTAAAGCACGGAAAGTTGACGTAACGTATAAATCAAATCAGAATGAACAGAATAAAACTTTCTTTCTGAATAAGCCTCAATTTCGCGAATCAATATTTCCTTGTTCTGCGAAAACCTGTCCATGTAGGCACGGTTCACCTCCGGACTCTCCGCAAAATACAGCCCCCAGCCATACGCCTGCGCTCCCTCTCCCTTGCCCATAAACGCCGTATCAAACTTCCGGAAAGAATGCGGGGAAGCATGCAGGGCGGCAATGGAAAACGTCACCCCCGGTTCCGTGATGACAGCGTTATCCGCCTCAAAATGGCCGTCCCGGAACAGGCCCTGTTCCTGTGCTGAGGCTATAGAAAAAGAAACAATCGCCTCACCTGGAAACTCCAGCGTATCATTAAACGGCACAGCCTCCCGTTCCCGTGCCGTCATATCCCGGCGCTTCTCCACATTCCTTGCCTCTATTTCCCCGGCCAGACGCTGGTAAAGGTCAAACGGCTCCAAATCCTTCAATTGCCGCACAACAGCTTCTTTCCCCCTGTAGAGCTTTTCCAGCTCCTGCCAGATCCTCTTTTCCTCCCCGGGAAACCTCATCTTGCGGGAAACCGTTGCCTTCACCATCTCAATCTGCCGGTCTATCTGCTCTATGGTGACAGCATCCACATTCACCCCGCCGTGAAGCAACATCCCGGCGTAACAAAGCGGCAATTCACAACCTTCGGCATCTTTCCCCATCGTTAATTTGCCGTACTCCGCATCCTGTGCGACAAGCTTATTATACTCCTTCAAAAGCAACTCAATAGCCTGCCTTGCCATCACATCCACATCCATCACCTCACGCACGGCAAACCGCTCGGACATCTTCTTAATAGCCTTCGGATTCCTTATCAACCTGCGTATCCGGCCTAAAGCGTCCAAAGCCGCATCACGGGCTAAAAGCCAACTCCTGCGCCGCGTCTTCGCAATAATATCCCCTGTGATCCTGTTGCGTTGATAGCTAAGAACCCTCTCCGCAAAGCCAGAATCCCCCCCCTCGGCAAAACCCTCATATTCCTGAATCGCATGCTGAATCTCATGAAGCAACGTGGAACGCTGATTCCAAAGCGGCCCCAGGCTGGACAAATTGACGGCAATGGAGTCATCCTGTGAATCATACCATCCTGCCTCCTGCCGGTTGCGATCCTTAAACACATAAACAGGCATCTTCTTCAAGCGAGGATAGGCATCATACAACTCGGAATAATCCAAATAATCTGACAAAACGCCTTCCTTCCTTGGATTCTTCAAATAGCGTATATCCTCCGCCAAAAGATCCAGTCTGGAAAGATAAGGCATTCCAGGCGCAGTCTTCAGCTGTGCCTGGCTCGCGTCAATCTCCGCCCGCAACTTACCGTCATCCCTTCCGGCGAAAGCCTTTTCGGCATACTTCTCCCAGGTGGCAGCATTCGGGCCTATCACGGAAAACGTAATATCCGGGTTCTCGCTGTCAAACGTCCCCCGGTTATCCGTGGCAGACTTGATCTGATTCGGCTCAAAGGCGATGTACTCCGTCCATTTACCCAGTACAGCAATGAGTCCATCATGTCCTCTTTCTTGAGCACTATCGGCTATCTGGGCCGCTCCTGTCGCATACGGCCGGAATATTCCAAACCTGTCATCTTCATGAAAATTTCCATCCCAAATATTTAAATAATCGCCTATCTCTTCAGCAGACTTGTAATCATTAAAAATAAAAGGATTCCTGATATTCAGAAACAGAGCCAACTTCTTGTTCCCGTACGGAGTATTCTCCATATTGGTAAAATAAAATCCTCTGCCCCATAAACCATAATCAGTAGCAGATCCAATCTTGGCCTTGTCAAACACCGTGAAATCACCGTATGTCCCATGATACACCACCCTCGGCTCCCCATTCTCGTCAACTACCTTGCTGGCATTCTGCGGGTCATGCTCCCAGTCGCCAAACCAACTCTTAAACGCCTCCGTGCGCACGGACAACCACTGGTCTTCTGTCAGATTCGTATCCTTCCCATTCGGAGCCTTCATGAACGTGCCCGCAGCCACAGCTTCCTTCTTGATTGCCTCTTTTTCCGGAGACAGGGAAAACGTTGCCGGAACAATGGAGCCGTCGTCAAACCGGCATTCCACTTCATTCACGTTGACAACACGCGCCCCTTGTGGTAGGGAAAAACCATCTCCCCCGCCAGCGGATTGGGACGGCAGAGCGGCCTTGCTTGCCGATCCTGGACCTAGGCGCGCGGTGCCGCTATTCGTGTTTGCAGGTTGTCGCTCTGCAAGGGGGAGCTTCTTTCCCAGCGGCTTCTTGCCCTGCCGCACCGGATAAGCTGAAACAATGGAATAAAACCCCTCCTTCCTGTCCAATTGCAGCAGCATCCATGAAGAAGGCTGCCTTCCCTTGACCAGCAGCTCACGCCCGGGCGCCACCTCGTAAAGCTCGCTCACGTTCGCCAGAATGGAACTGATATAATGTTCTGGGGAACGGTCCTTCCAGAAGGAAAACCCGCGGGAAGCCAGGATATGCGTCAGGCCGTAGCCTCGGTGTTCCCCAACATCGGAACCTACCAGCAGTCTTACCGGCATGTCGGGCTGCCCCTTGCGTCGCGGAATCACAAACCAGTCAGGGCTTCCGTCTTCCCGGGTGACGAACGTATCCGGCCCCAGGACAGTTCCGGAACTATCCATGGCAACCACGGAAAACGTTGCCCCGGAAACGGGCACATGCTCAAACGGATTCACCTCGCTCGTGCCGTCCCAGGCAAGGGCGCGGTCATGAAGGCGCAGCGCCGGATCATGGGACTGCCATGCCCCCTTGGCCGCTTCCAAATCACGGATGGCTGCGTTCAGGTCGGCGTCCGTCTCCAGGCGGATGCCCATCCTTCCCGCCAAATCCTTCCGCCGGCTGATGCCTCTGGACTTCTTCAGTAGGGACAGGCGTTCGGCGATCAGGGCAATCCCCCTGGCCGTAAAGCGGGCCACCTTCTCGCAATCTTCCTGCCAGGAAGTATCATTGCCGAACAAATCAAACGCCTCACCTTCCCGGGACTTCTCCGCAGCCACCCGGTCGGCCTCCTTCACATAGGCTGCCACGTAATCCCACGGCTTCCCCTTCTCGCGCAATTGCAGGGCAAGCATCTGCCCCGCCTCCGTTCCGGACATCCGGCAGATACGGTGCGCCTCATGATCCGTAATCACCCCGTTCTTCAGGCGGGTAAACACCTCATCCCCGGCCAGGGTGGCAATATCCCAGCCCATCACATTGGCGGAACCGGGGCGCAAATACCCCTGGGCCTCCATCTCGTCCCGGCCCATATTGGAATTCCTGACAAAAAAAGCCACCTCCAGAGCCGACGCCTGACCATCCAGCATATTCTGCCCGACATCGTGCATCTTCGCCCAGGTGGCGTCATGCACCTCATCTTCCTGATACACGTAAGCCGGAATAAACTCCACCCCGTCGCGCACGGCCAGATCGAACCGGTGCCGTCCGGTAATCACATGCAGGGCTCCATCCCTGCGCCGCCAGACGGAAACGGGCTGGGCGTCTTCCCGGAACCTTCCCTGAAGCTCGCGGCCCTTCACGGCTCCGCGTTCATTATGGTCTCCCTGTTTGAACTGCTCCACGTCCGGAGCCAGTGACAGGGCATCCACCCGCACCTGGGCAAACACGCAATCCGGAGCTATCCGCACAAACGCATGGTTCCGGAACTCCGCGCCGGCCTCCTCGTCGTGTTCGGCCTCTTCCCCTACCCCTTCCAGGGCGCCGTCGGCATCCTCCACCAGCGGAGCGGGGGAAACCGGATTCCCGGCAACGGGGGGCGCTCCTTCCTCATCCTCCGCGGCATCCATCCGCGCCATGGACTCTTCCAGAGCCTCCAATTCCCCCAGCGTCAGGGTGGCATCCCCCGGAGCCCTCCGGGAAGCAAGGTCTGCATGAACCATCTCCACATCCATCTTCTGGGCGGCATCCATCCGCGCCTGGCGGAAAACGTTCTCCGTACTCACGCCAACGGATTGCAGCGCGTCTGCCAGGCCGCCATGCTCCTTCATGAATTGCCTTCCCTCTTCCGTGGCGGCAAACTCGTTCCATTGCTCGCCCATGCGCATGATGCGGGCGGAATCCTCCAGATTCTTCAAGGCAAACTCCGCAGTATCTTTCACCCACTGGGGCACGGGCAAATTCTCAATATCCGCCAGGGAGGAAGACAGGGACAGGTTGGAAAAACTCTCCACAACATCCTCGGCATGTTTCGCCGGGCCTTCATACGTCCCCAGGTTCATGCCATACCTTCCCAGCACGGCGTCCGCCGCCTGCAAATGCTCCCACAAATCCTGCCAGTCCTTTCCGGTCAGGTTCATGTAATGGACCAGGGCAGACTCCTGCACATCCTCCATCACATTGGCCGTCGTGGCATGGCCCCCGGCGTAAAGCAGCAGGGAACTCCCCGGATCGGCCGCCATCGTGAACCGGTGGACGGAACTGGCCGCCGCCGTGCCGCTCCTGATCTCCTTGGCCCTCCTCCTCGTAATCTCCCCGGACCGCTCCGCATGATCAAGCCGCCTCTCAAAAGCCGCCGCCAAATCGGCAATGGAACCAAGCTGCACCTTCGCCATCACTTCGGCATCCGTCCTTCTTCCGGCCTCCTGGACGGACACGCCCTCTTCACGGACAATCGCGTCAATCCGCGCCTGGGCTCGGGCGGCCACATCCATGAACCCGGGAACGGTCATCCCGCCTGTTTCAGCGGCAGCCTTCCGGTACTCCGCCGGAGCTTCCTCGGACAACATATCCAGCGTTTCAATAAAATCCATCTTCCCAGCCTCGGAAACGGCGGCATTACCCAGCACGGCATCCTGCATCACGCGCACCCCATTCAAATAAGCCCCCTGCAGCACTACCTGAACCAGGGCGTCCGTCTGCTCCTCGCTCATCTCCATGGTTCTGTCTTCCTCCAGCCGTACGCCGTTGACTTCGGCGCCTTCCCGCAGGCTCACTTCGTACCTGTCTGTTCCTTCCAATTTGCGGATGCTGCCGATATTGGCCCTCTCCAGCACCCTGTCCAGAGCTCCGGACATCTGGTACAGCCGGGCTTCCTGCCGTTCCGCCAGCTCGGCGCCGGCCTCTCGCGCCCGTTCGGCGGCTCCTTCGGGATCCTTTAAAATATCGGTCTCGAAATAACGCTGGGCCAGGGCGGCCCTGTGCTCCATGGTCGAGAAAGAAGCCATTTCCTCGGCGTGCTTCTTCGTATAGCCCGCCAGCTGGGACCGTTGGGCATCCATCACAAATGCCGCCACCTCCTGCTTCATCCTGGGGGCGTGGCCGGCGGCCATGGCCTCCACGAACAAGGCGCACCCGCCGGACTGCTCCACATCCCCCATAGCCTGAAGCACGGGCCCCACCACCTCGAAATCCTTCGGCTTCACCTCCGCGCCCACCAGGCCGGAAAGCTTGCGTGCCGTCCACTCGAACACCTCCCCGGCCAGCGGTTCCGCCGCCATCTCTTCCACGTAGGCAAACGCCGGGGTGGAAAGCATCTTGCCGGTTCTCGTCCCGGCAAAAAACGTGCGTCCCGGCACTTTCGCGGCCAGCCTCGCCAGAGCGCCGGTTCCTGTTTTGGTCATCAGCTTGTTGATGGCCCCCATGCGCCCGAACACGGAAAACACCCCGAACCCTTTTTCCTCCACCGTATTCCGCAGTCCGTTGATCGTCACGTCCACCAGGGAATCCCCGTTGCGGGAGGCGGCGTTACCTGCGTGCCCCATATCCCCGGCCATGGCCAGGGCCCACCCTCCGGGGGCCATGTAGGAAAGGCTCTGCCCGGTAATATTGCCGAACCCGTTAATCGCCTTGACGTACCAGGACGCGTCGGGACTCGTGCCCCGCATCCGCTGTCCGAACTCGTGCATCACATCCTGCATCGTATTCAGCGCCTCGCGCCTTTGCTCGTAACGGTTGAAGAGCTGTCTTTGTCCGTCAAACGTCCCCTTCGCCCCCTGCAAGGGAGCAATATTATTGGAATACCACTCTTCCATTCCGCTCATGCCGGGAATATTCCTCACCGCCTGAACCGCCTTCACCCCCATACTCTCTACGCCGCGCACCGTATCGGCAAAACTCCCGTACAAATTGCGCCAGAAAGCAATGGAATCCGTCTGGCTCTCCTGAACCTTCCGGTCAACCGCGGTCATCAGCAGCCTCAACGCCTGCTGGTCCAGCACCTCATTCCCGTTGACATTCACCGTGAGCAGGTCGGCCATGTCCAGAGCGTCGGAACGCCAGACATCCTCAAACCCGCGCCTCTCGGCAAAAGCATATGCCCGCCGCGCCCTCATGATGGAATCGGCAACCTCCTGCGGCCTCTCGGCATACTTCAGCAAATCGGCAGGACATGCGTCCCAGGATCCTTCCTTCCCGGCTACGCAATTCACCATCCGGCGGGAAATCTCCTCCTGTTCCTGTTGGACTCTTCTCGTCCGTTCCTTGTAGGCGGCATCCTCTATGCGTGTTCTCTCGGAAAAATCCTGCCACACAGCGCGGTGGGCTTCCCCCATATCCTTAAACCGCGGCGCTTCCTTGCCTTGCCGGGTCCAGTACAGATACGGATCTGCGGCTTGATCCACCCCAAACAGAGAAACGCATACATCCAGCCCCAGACAGGCTTCTTCATCGGAGGTAGTAGGAATTTTCAAGCCTTCTGCCTTCACCAACCCTTTTGCTTCTTCGTCAGCGTCATCCCCCAAGGCTAGCGCGGAAAACACCTTCAGGCGACTTTCGTCGGGCCGGAACTCCGGAAGCTTCCGGGAACCCGGCACCTGTCCCCAGTCCTGCAAGGAAGTAGGGGCGTCATTCTCCTGCAAATGGTCAAGGGACTCGGGAAGAAGGTCGGAATGTTTCGCCTCCTGCGCCAACGGAAAAAAATCTGTTTCAAACATGGTTATCTGTTAAGCTTTAAGTTGAAAATAATACTCGGAAACTCCCTTCACCCAGTGGGAATTCAATCCCTTGGGATCGTTGGAAGCTCCGGGGGGAGCGTACTTCTTGCCAATGGCTTCAATCGTCGTCAGCCCCTGGCCCAGGTAGTTGCGGGCGAGTTGCCGAGCCATGTAGTCAATGCCGGCCTCGACCGTTTCAAATGACCGCGGGCCTCCTCCGTTCGGACTCACGCCCATGGCATTCTTCTTGTTTCGAAAAGCAGAGCTGGTTCCGTTACCCGTTTCATGAATGGCAATAGCCATCAACAAATCAGGATCCACGCCGTACCTCTCCCCGGCCCGCCGGAAAGCGGGCTCGTACTGCTGAAGAGCGGGGGAAAGCACTTGGGCGGCCTTTTGAGGGGAGGAAACAGGTTGGTTCAGCACATTGATTGCGCCTTGTCGCTGAGGAGCATAAAAACTCTCCTGATCCTCGTGAAGCTGTCTGGCATAAGCCGTAGCGTCCTCCGGAGAATCGAACACGTCCAAGTGTTTGCCCGTCTTCTTGAACTGCTTCACGGCATCGTCATCGGAAAGAACCTTGCCGTTCTCGGAAACGGTAGGAATCAGGTATTCTTTCCCGTCCATTTCCACGGAAATAGAACGCACTGTGCTAATGGAGCCGTCGGAGTTGCGGACGACGGGGCGGGAGCTTAAATCAATATTACCGGGTTCGATCATGCCGGGAACCTCTTCTGGAGCAAACCGGACGGTCGCATTCCCTTTATCCCCCGCAAGCATGATCAGGCGGTTGCCGTACTCGTCGCCGGAAAATTCAATGCCCCTGTTGGGGCCTTCATAAAACCCTACCACAGGAACTTCGTTGTAAGCTTTGGATTGGTCCATAGTGGCTTTTAGGCAGGGGCGGCTTCCGTACTTCTGAACAAGCTTCTGGTACATCTCCTTGGGCACATAGGCCCCGGCACGCCTGCCTGTCACAAAAGACATGGACACGGCCAAGGGGGCACTGTCCTTCACTACCTCTACCTGCGGCGTGTAGGGAACTTGTTTTTCTTGGTAATCCTTCCACTCCTTGTTTTTCCGGTCGATGAAATCTTTTCCGGAACCCAGTGCCTGTTCCCTGGTATCTCCCACCTGGGCCTCGCTGTCGAAAGCACGAGAAATCTCCCTGGACTTTTCGACAATACTCAAATTCTTCTGCTGATTGTATTCGTTCAAATCCCTGGCCTTCTCGGCCGCAAGCAGGAAAATCTGCATCCGGTCATCATGAATGCTCGCTTCAGGATTCCGTTCTCGCCAATACGCCATCTGGACGCGCACATGTTCCTCAATCTGGCTCTCCACCAGATTTCTGGCAGCCTCCTTCTCCTGAATCTTTTTCTTATCGCCTTTCCTGTACGCTTCCTCAACGGAAGCGGATCTGTTCGGAATATACGCATCATCCGGAATATGGCGCAACACCAGCCCAATATCATTCCTGCGGGCACCTTTGGCGGCATCCATCCGGGAATCCAATTTATCCATCACCACGGCTCGGATATATTCTTCATTTCCATCATAAGCTCCAAGCTTGGCCCACTTCTGTACTACTCTAGAGGCAATCTGTCTCGCTTCGTCCCGATCCTTGGGGACAGGCAATTTATCCAGCTCCATGCTGAACGCTCCCCGTATCTCCACCTTGTCCTGTTCCGTGATCCGTCCTCCGTTCTTTTGAGCATTGCGGGCCCATTTCCACATCTGTTCGGTAGCTCCGTTAGGAAGCTGTTTTTTCAGAGCGTCAATATTCTTCTTCTGAATATTACGGCGGTCTTCTGCAGACAGGGGGGCCGGGGTGGCTATATCAGCTAGCCGACGGCGTATCTCCTGCTTGGCCCTGTCTAGGTCAATGGTATTCAGATCATTATACAACCCTTTGTTAATGGCCGCTGCCGTGCGAACAGGATCAGCCGCTATGCTAGAAAACAGGGCTGTTTTCAGATTCTCTTGTTGCTTTTCATATCTGACCTTCCTCCCTCTCAATAAACGCAGCTCTCCTTCATCACGTGAAATCGTGCCGGAAGCTACGGCGTCATCAATAGACCTCTCATAACCGCCCCAATCCTGCTTCTCCTCGGCCAGCTTCAAACTCGTATCGAAAGCCTGTCTGGCAACGCCCAGCTGATGCTTGGCAGCCAAGCCCCAATAACGTTCCGGCAGACTTGACCGTACGGAAGCCCTGACAGCCTCCGCCTTCATGGCGCTCTCCGGGTGGAAAAAACTGCCTCCCAGCGCTTCAATCTTCTGGCCGAACTCGTAAGCCAAATCGTCCAGCTTGCCCTTCCGGATAGAACCGTCCTTCTCAAAAACGCTCTCCTTCGTGCCTGGAGCGAAAGCCAGCATCCTGGAAAACTTCGCGTCGGACTCGTCCCGGATGCGGCGCAACTCCACCTCCTGACGCTGCATCTCCCCGAAATCGGAAATCCTGGCAAACGCCTCCGCGCTCCCCTGAACAGCCTCTTCGGCCTTCTGGACGGACGCGCCCAACACCTGCCCCTGATCGCCATTGGCGGCCCGTGCCGCGACACCGGGATCAGCCTTGGCCGTCTGCAGGGACGGCCCGCCGTATAAAGGAAACTCTCTCATCGTGACGAAAAACTGATAAGTTGATCAATAGAAAAAACATGCACCTTCGGCCCGCGCAAAAACCGTTGCCAGGCCACATGCGTAAAACCTCTGCGGGAAAACTGCCGGGCCAGTCGGGCCAGCTCACGCGGCTTCCCGGCCGCCCACCATACAAACAAGCACCTCTCCGGAAGAACCGGCATATCCACAGGAGGAAAACACATCTCCCCCAGCCTCTCGGCAGGCAAAGCAAGGCACACCTCATCCGGGGAAACGAACGCCAGCCCCAGGGACGCGCAATCCTTCACATCAGACCACAAATCCCGTCCCACCTCCGCATAAGCGCTCACGGTCGCATCAAACGCATTCATCGCCACACGCTCCTGTAAGGATTCCACTTCTGGCCGCCCAGGTAATCGTAAAAAGAAAACCCGCTCTTCTCCGGACTCGCCGCCCAGGCCCCCAGCGTCATCATCCCCTGGCGGGGATCCGCCGTAGATCCGGGAAACACGCTCCCGGCCAAACCGCCCAGATTATAACCGGCAAAAGCTCCCTGGGCGGCCGTCGTCGAACCGAAAGCCCCCATTCCGGCGCCAATGCCGCCGACTAAAGCCCCGCCAAGCTGAAGCCCTGTGGACACCAGGGCCCCGGAAGCGGCGGACTTATAAGCCGCCGCCTGATTCTGCGCGCTCACCAGAGCGGCATCCCCCTCCCAGCGTTGCATCGCCGCCTCATGGCGCTTGCTCTGGTCACTAATCGCCGCGCCCAGGGACAAATCGGAAATCTGCTTCTCCAGCACTTCGGCCGTGGCAAGCTCCGCCTGGCTGCCGGATCCCTCGGAAGTAAACCCGGAAGCGCCTCGCCCAGCCCGCACGGAAGCCGTGGCGGCCGTCTGATTGCGCCTGGCTGTCGCCATATTCTCGGCGGCAAGACGCAAAGCGGAAGCGGACTCCGCCTCGGTATTGGCCGCATTCACATACGCGGCATCCCGCGCCGCCTGTCCCTGTGCCAGCGTGCTCTTCGCGTTGGCCCTGTTCGTCACATAAGAACCGATACTGCCCATAACCCTACAAAATGGAACGATCTAAAATATCCTTCAACGGATGCTGGTCATTGCTCCCGCGCTGGCTCACATCGTGATACAGGGCGTCAGAAGCGTAACGTCTGTACAACTCCAAAAACACGCTCACATTCTGCGGCTTGCCCGTCACCGTGGCTGCTACCTTGGAAGCCAGCAAACACTTCACGGCCTCCACAAACAAAGGCTCATGATCCGGCAGCATCTCCGCCAAAGCCACATCATTGGACAAAAACCGCACCTGCAGGAGGGAAGGGGCTTCCTCGCAAACCACCTCGCGGCCGGCCATGCGCCAGCGCCCGGCCTCCACCTTCAACAACTTCAAGCAATCCTCCGGAAGCGGAAACCGGCCGTTCCCCTCTGGGCACTCCAGCACGGCTTCCTTCGTAGCAAACGACCACGGGCCATAGGAAACGGCCTCCAGCATCACGGAAGGAAACCACAAATCGCAAGCCCTGGCCGCCGGGGAATCCATCACAAACTCCTGATCCCCCAGCAGGGAAAGGCACTGTGAAAAAAACGTCAGCTTGTCCATTTCTCAACAATCGCATGAGGGCGGACTTCCTTCAAGTTGGCGAGAATCAATGTTTTTATCCACGTATATACACTGGCATATCATGCTCGTGTCATACATTCGGGCAGTATAGTTGACAAAAAATGACTAGTGTGTATAAATGAATGTGCGTCCGGGAAGAGTCGGTTCGACTCGCCGCCTGCTTAGGTAGGCCACCCTGGTCGCTTTTTTTTTGCAAAATTGTAGTCCTTAAAAACCTCTCAGAATAATGTTCCTCTTTTACGTTGATGAATCCGGAACTCCGGAAATACCGGGAGTTTCCGATCATTTTGTATTGGCTGCCATCGGTATTCCGGTGGATAAATGGACAAAATGTGACAAGCAAATCAATCAACTAAAAACCAGTTACAGCCTTTCGGATGCTGAAATTCATGTCGGGTGGATGGTGCGCCACTATAAAGAGCAAGAGGATATAGAGAATTTTGAGAAAATGACACCTGCTGAAAGAAGAGAAGCTGTCACAATCATGCGTGAAAAAATTATTCAAAAGCGCAAAGCAGAAGGAAAAGACTGCAAGCAATATAAAAAGAACTACGCTCAGACAAAAGACTACGTGCACCTTACTCACTATGAAAGAATGCGTTTTCTTCAAGAATTATCCTGTTTAGTTGGAACATGGGAATTCGCTAGAATATTTGCGGAAGTTATTGATAAAAAAGAATATTATCCTCCAAAGCCCGCCCTTGATCCAGAAATCCAATCGTTCGAGCAAATAGTAATTCGTATAGAAAAATACTTGGAGGTTATCTCCAATAGAAACGGAAGAGGGAAGCGACGAGGTCTCATTATCCATGACAACAACCCAAGCGTAGCGCAACAACATACAAAAAAAATGAGTTCTTATCATAAGAAAGGTACATTTCTTACAGGAATTCACCACATCATTGAAACACCTCTCTTTGTTGACAGCACTCTGACAGGTATGGTGCAAATCGCCGACTTGTGTGCTTATGCGTTAAAACGGTACGCAGAAAATAAAGAAGATGCTCTTTTAAAACCATTACTGCCAAGAATTGACCGTATTGGCTCGGAGTTAGCTGGAGTAAGACATTACACAAGCAGAAAATACTGTAAATGTTTTTTCTGTCATCCTGGCAGCTTGCCTAAACAAATCTTTCGCAACAAAAGAAAAAGACAATAACTGCTCAATAAAGCATTCCTTCCAGAGCATCGGGGCGTCTGTGCGGCCTCTTCACTTTCTCCGGCACCCCGGCATGGCCTGAAACCAGGCCTCGGCTCACCGCCTCGGCAAACGTCCGGGCCGCATCCGCGCCGTGGGAGCAGGCGTCATGAAGCGGCATCTCCCGCACGCACCCGTTGGCCCCCGGCGGCAAACTGCGGTAATACTCCAGGGAACCCACCCCGGAAACATACTTCTGCCCGTCAATCTCCGGGCGCCTGTTGCACCGCTCATGAAACACGCAAAAACGCAGCATATTCCGCAGCGCGTTAATCCCGGTCCAAACATCGGACGTGCGCGGCACGATCGCCGTGCGGAACCCGGCCCGCTGCAACACGGACTCAAAAGAAGTCTTGGAAAAATCCCTTCTGGCCGCATCGTGCGGCAGCAGGTGCAGGGCGACAGGCCCGAACTCCCTCTCCCTCATCCGAATCTGCCCCACGTAATAATCAACCGCCTGATTATTCCCGGCAATATAATCCAGCGCGTAATACCTGCCACCCACCACCTGCCAAAGCCAAATCGCCATAAAATCGCTTAACCCCAAATCCCAGGAAGCATAAATCGGAGCCACGTCATCCGCCTCAAACTCGGCGGCGATCCTGCCTTCGGCCCGCAGGGAAGAAATCCACCTCCCGTAAATAGCCCCCTCCACGGACGTCTGCAAAGCCTCCTCCGGCACGGTGGGAAACTCCTGCTTCACCTCCGCTCCGTTAATCCTGTACTGGGTAGCGTACCAGGCCTTCTGCCCTTCGGACAACTCAATTCCGTAACGCTTCTTCAAATCGGAAAAATACTCCCGCAAAAAATCATCCAGCCTCGGTTCCACCCCCTCCAGGCAATACTCCCGATGCTGGATCCATGAAAAAAAGAAAAACCTGAAATCCAGGCTGGAAAGAGGCTTGCCCACCATCTCCATGGCCTGCTCCATCAACTGGTAAGCCAGACCGGCCTTCCCCCCCTCGTGGGTGGACTCCATCACCACCACGCAACTCTTGCCAACGGTATTCAACGCGCCCGTGCGGATCTTCCTGGCCCGCGCCGGATCGTGCAAAGCCGTGTAGGAAAACTCGGAAATATGAAGAAACTGGAGAGTGGACCCGCGCAAATTAACCCCCACATCGACAGACCCGTTCGTGGACCAGGCCATGCGGGTGGCCCTCTTCTCCACCACAGCGCACCCCTCCTTAACCATCTTCCCCAAAGCAGCCAGCGCCCGGTCCTCCATCGTCGGACTCTCCGGCAAATAATCCAAATGCTCGTAAGCAAAAGCAATCTTGCGAAGCTTGGCCTCCCCGTCCTCCAGCGTCTTATCAATAATCCCGCAATGCTGGTTTTTTCCAAACAGGCAAAGATCCAGCATATAAACCGCGCAAAACGTAGAAATCCCCAGCTGGCGAACCTTCAAAATCGTATTGCGGAACCAAAGCCCGTGGAAAAGCTCCTCCTGGGCCCAATTCGGGCGGAAGCGCACCATCCGCCCCTCCTTATCCTCAATCCAATACAAATGATTAAGACGCCACCACCTGTCGGCCAGCAGCTCCTTCCAATCCGGTCTCGTCTTCGCAGGCTCCGTCATTGCGTATCAACAGCTAAAAACTCAAGGGGGCGGTCACCGGAAACCCGGATGCCAAACCGCACGTCCCGCTTCCACATGGCGGACGGAAGCACCTCATGCCATCCCCGTTCCATCGTCCTGGTCTTGCTCAACCGGTCCCAGGCGCTCCCGTCATTGGACACCTCAATACCGGCCGGGGCCGTATCGGAAGCAAAAAACACACGCACAGCCGCCGCCTGTCTATCCCTGCCCAGGGACTCCGTCACATCCAGCGCATTCGTCACCACCGTGGAAGTAAAATCCCATGCGCCGGCATCCACAAACGGGCCGTCCGGATCAAACACCTCCACAAACCGCCCATCCTCACGCTCTACGGACACAAACAGCAAATCATCCCCGGATCCATTGGGCAGCACCACGGCATTGGACATCCGCCCCTCCGTCCTGTGACGGTGCCAGGCGTGAACCTGGTGCATGCTGTTATAAGTCATCAGCGCCAGTGTACCGTCCCGGCGCACAAACACCGCCCGCGGCTCCGGCTTGCGCACAAAAGCAACACCCCGGCACCCACCGCCGTCGGCCAGCACATGATCGGCAAACACCGTCAAATCGCGGGACACAAACCCGTCGCTCTCATAATCATACCCGTACTGATACACCCGTCCGCCGCCCCTCTCCACATACAGCACCTTATCGGTCGCCATCAGGGCCGGCACATCGGAAGAACCCACAAACCCGTGGCTATCCGCCCGCGCATTGGCGTAAGTCATCACCCCCTGGCCGCCGGACACCGCCCACTCCGCGTCCGCCGTCCCCAGCAGCAGCCGGGAACTCTGTGCCATCAGCCAGCAAATCCTGTTCTGTGTTGTGGTGCTCAACGTCAAAGCCAGCGCGGAATCATCCTGCTTCCCCACCTCGAAACTGTTGAGGTCATCCGTCTTGCTCAACCACACCGTCTGCGGCTGGGCCTGCGTAGCGGCCAGCACCAGTCGCTGCTGAAACACATCCACCAGGGAAGGAAACCCGTACACCCCCCGGAACGCCGCGAAACTCCACATCAACGACTCCCCGGACGGGGGTACACCCTCCGGAACCGCGGACACATTATCCCAAAGGGAATACTCCGCGGAAGCCGTCACCTCGGCCCCCTCTGCCTCCATCCACGCCGTACAGGCCGGCACCTCCATCCGCACCCGGGAACGCAACTTCACATTACTCTCCGTCCATGCCTGCACGCTAATCAAAAACAAACCATCCTCCGGCACGATGTAAGACGCCTCTTCCATCGCGCTGAACACCTCCGCATACCTGCCGCCAGACATGCCCTTAATCGTGGAAGGCAATACAATCTCCATCCCTGACTGGACAGACCTCCATCCCTGCAGCGTCACCACCGTACCCGCCGTTAAAAAACGGCTCATGAAAATGCTGGCCTCATTCCCGTTCCCGCTCTTATTGACGGACTCCGCCGCCTGCGTCCACTCCAGGCGAACCACACTCCCGGCGCCCACATCATCCGTCGTCAGCCCCTTGGGCTTCACCGTCAGCGTCCGTCCCTCCCTGAACAACGCGCACTCTCCGGAAAACCGGCTCCCGTCAATCACCAGGGCCTCCACCGCAGGCAATCCGGCATATACGCAATAATAATACGCGTCACTCTCCAAAGGCAGCGTCAACTTCAGCACGTCGCTAGTGGACAAACCCGCCGCGGACATCTCCTCCAGGACTTCCGGCTTCACCACCCCGGAAGCCACCCCGGAAAACTCCGCCTGGCACTCGGCAGCCTCCAGCGTACTGCCCTTGTCATGGACAACCTTAATCGTATAAAACCCGCTGGACGGAGCGGCGTAAACCTCCGTACTGCTCTTCCAAACCGTCGTAAACTGCGCGTCTCCGGCAGACCAGGCCGTCAACCGAACCACCGCGCCCTCACCCATCCCGGACAAAGCATTCCCCGTCACATTCACGTCAAACCTCGCCCCGGCGGGCCAAAAATCCGTTCTCATGCCGCGGGCGTCCAGCGTCACGGCCCCGGACTTGCGCGGCTCCATCCAGGCAAACCGGACCGTCTGTCCATCCTCCAGCGCGTCAGCGGGCATCCCCCTGGGCGTCACGTCAATGCCGTTGCTGCCCAGCGTCAGCACGGCGGACGCCCCCGGAACCTCCTCCTCATCCACCCACACGCGGCTTGCCTTGATGGAAGACGCCGTACAGGTCAGGAAATGCCGCAACGCCGGCGTGGCGGGAACAGAAAACCGCTGTACGGAAGCCGGACGGGCGCCGGAACGCAGCCGCAGCACCACATCCTTCTTATAAGCATCCACCACCAGCTTATTCCCGCAGGAATCAGCCGGAAACCCCTGGCTGGGATCGGAACCGCTGGAAAGCCGGGACTCATACAACATCAGGCGCAAATAACACTCATCTTCGCTTTCGTCCCCGGTAATCTGCAAATTGGATGCCGCGTCAACCATGGAAGTGGAGGAACCGAGCAGCTGCCAATCCTCATTCGGAAAACGCCGCTCCACGGCATACGTGCCGTACCACTCCTTATTGCACCAAAACTTCCAGGTCCCCTTGCAGGTAATCGTATTGGAATGGCAAATCACGCCCTTATGAAAATGCTCCGGATAATCCGCCGGAGACGTCAGGCCGTCCACGAAATCCTCCGCCCCGTTAAAATCCCTGTCGCACGTCCACCAGGACCAGTAACTCCCCTCATTGATACACAACTTCTTGCCCGCGGCATAGGAAGAAGCCGCCGTAAACGACTTGGCAATCACCCAGCCCTGGCGAACCACGGCCCCCGTGCTGAACCCGGTCTGCTGGGGCACCGTCACCTGGACGCGCATCACATCCCCCTCGTTAACCGCCGCGTCCGGATCGGACGCATGCTCCCCGAAAGACACCCTGTAACACCCCTCATCCAGCGTCAGGCGCACCGGAAAATCCCGGAACTCCTCATACCGCCAGGGGCGGGCCTTAAACTCATAGGGAGCCAGGGAAAACGCGCCCTCGTCATCCCGTTTCAGCACCATCAGCTCATGCGTGGGGCAGGCCAGAAACAGCATGCTGTTCACCTGCTTGTGGCGCAGGGCGGAAACATCCGCCGCCGTCCACACGGAAGGCAGGGAAGCAACTACATCCCCCTCAACGGACAACACGCGCAGCAGGGAAGGAGCCACCTCCACAAGAAAACGGTCATTGGTGGAATAAACATAGGGAAGAAGAATGGAACCCTCCAAAGCGGCGAACACCCTCTTCATCCCGTGCCGGCGTGAAACTCCCCCTGTCTGGGAAACATCCACATTCTCCAGAACGGACGCCCCGCGATGATAAACATCCAGATCCGGCCGCGCGGCAATCCCTGGCGAAAGCTCGCCCCCATTAAAGGAAATCCTCTTCATTTCCTTCCAATATAGGTCATGGCGTTCTGCTGGGGCAAGTTGGCGAGAATCAACGTTTCTTGCCCGAAACGGCAAAAAAGGGCCGCCCCATGCAGAGACGGCCCTATGGACAAACCAACGGAAAAAACTACTGGATGCCGTAAGCAATAGCAAAAACAAGCTTCTTGCCGGCGGTCACTGCCGGAGTTCCGCCCACCTTCGCATAAACCATCGTCGCGGCATCCACCGGTCCCGTGGAAACCGCCTGGGAACCCTTCGCCAACTGATAAGTTCCGGCGGCGGTTACGGTCAGGGAGGCGGAAAAAGCATCCGCCGTCTCCTGCGTTCCCACGGTCAGCTGCAGCGTCCCCACGCCTTCGGAAATGACATGGGAAAGCTGGGGCAGCACGCGGGCTCCGCAGGGAACATTGCAAATGGCGATCAGGTCATCGGCCGCCAGGGAAGCGGGCATCGTGAACTCCGCCGTAGCCACATGGACCCCGGCGCCGGTATGGATGGCCGCAAGCTGCGGCACCGTCGGCAGGCCGGTCCGATCCGCAAGGGCAAGCTGTTTTTCTGCAATAACTGTTTGATACGTTGCCATAATCAATAAAATAAAATGTATTGTTATCCTAATTAAGAAAGCTGCTTGCACTTAATCTGCACAAACGCCTCTTCGCGCATACGGGTGGCTCCCATAATCGTCTTCAGGCCGATCTGGATCGTGTCCTCCTTATCGGTGCGCTTCTCCACCGTCACCTTATTCTGCTTCCAGGAGCCGAAATACAGGGAATTCTTCATCCACATCGGGCAGATGATATTCCCGTCCTCGTCAAGCGGCAAATTGGGAGCAATGATAAACTGAATGCCCATGATGGGATCCAGGGTGCCGTTCGTCTTGCGCAGGGAGGAAAAACCGAAATCCGCCTTCTGCAGACGCTCGTCATTGATCAGAGCCTCGCGCATGCGGGGAGTAATCGCGCAGCACACCTGGTCGCCGTAGGCATTGGAAGCATCATCCAGTATGCCGTTCTCCTGCAGCAGCGTAATGCCCCGGTTCAGCTTCTCAATCGTCAGCGGGCAATCCTTGGCCGTGCCGCCGGTATAATCGGCTGCCACCACATTATCCTCCAGCAGTTCCAGCTGTTCCATGCCGTCATTCCCGGCAAACGCCGTGCCGAAAATACCGCCCTTGGACGGCACATACGAACCTCCCTGCTTCTTCAGTCCGAACAAAACATCGTCCATCTTGCGGGCGGCCGCGTACTTCAGCGCGTTAATCGTCTGCGTCACGGGAGCATCCAGGCCGTGCAGGAAAATATCGTCATCCTCATCATAGCCCAAATGCTTCGAAAAACTCACCGGAAGCATCCGGCGCTTGAAATAATCAAGCTCGTCCAAAACAATATCCTGCATCCGGCCCTGCTTCTCATTCAACTCCGTGGAGCCGACAAAGCTGAACTCCTGAAGCTTGCCCGTCAAGCCGGACTTGATCACGCAGAAACGTTCCAGGCGGGACGTTGCCTGCTGAACCTGCTCCTGCCACTGGTTATCGTAAGTCTCCTGATAAAGATCGGAGATGGGTAAAGTGTAATTACTTGGCATGCTTCCATCAGGGGACAGAAACCGCACATTTGCAAGTTGCCGAGTGTCAATTCAGTTGCAGAATCTCCAATTCGGCCTCTTGTTTCTGTCATACAGGCATTACAGAAGTGTTACAGATTGAAGTAAATTACTCACAAAAAAATACTTAACACCCACTCTCTCCGCCAAACTTCTTTTATGCCGGGCGCAAGCCATGCCTGTTTTCACGGAACAGAAAAAGGCAGGCGAATACGACGGCCGCCCCGGCATTCCCGGAACGGCCCTGAGTGCCTTATTGATCCTTCCTCCTGCCTAA